CCTGATCCTCCCCTTATTATAGATCAAACTTTATATCTTTCCAAACTGCAGAGGGGTTATCTTTCCACCGCTGCAAGAATGTAATCAATGGTCAGAGTCTTAGCAGCTGCCTCACCATTTTGAATACCGAAAGAAATAGTAAGGTCTTCGTCATCAGGAGCATTGGTGGTGCTTGCAATCTCTCCTACCTTTACGTTATCTTGGTAGCCGCGAAACACTGGGCCACCAGTGGCAACGTCCAGAGGATCATACTCAAAAGAAAGCGTGACAAACGTATCGTCTGCCATGGCATTCATCTCCAGAACACTTAGGCTAGAATCATTGTTTTTCTCAATGACAAGATCAGGTTGAGTATCGCCATCTATTTTTAAGAAGTAAATACCATCCGTAACGTCCAGAGGGGTTGTATCAGTGATCTGAAGACCCATGACAATCTCTGACTGAGTGGCGTCATTAGTTTTAAACCTAGCCGTAAAGAACATTCTTTTGCTAGAATCCCACTTGAAAGACTCACCCTTCAACTGGAAGAAGTCCAGATCATTATCTGCATCATCATTGGTGATCAGAAGTTGACCACCTGCACCAGCGGTGATTGCCTCTGAGGCATTACCAGAACCAGCTTCAGTGGTGGTGATGGTGTAGATACCAGAGTGGTACTCAAAGAAGTCATCGTGGTACGTGTAGTACTTAAAGGGGTCCATGTAAGGGTAATTAAAAAGTGGGTTACCTTTTACTTGGTTAGAAACTCCATTTGGAAAATGTGTAGGCATAGTGAACAGTCCTTTCCTAGACCAGCACCCCTCTGGGGTACCATTCAAATATGTAAGTGTGTGTGTAAAAAAGTAGTGGAGGAAGTTTTTAGGCTCCCTCCACTGTAGTAAGAACTACGCTCCTTGTGAACCGAAGTAACCTCTCCAGTCCGACCAACCAAAGCTGTAGCGTTCTCTGGCCTTGAACCGGAGATTACCCGTGTCAAAGTCAGGCTCCATCTTGGTGGCAAGCGGCGCTCTGATAAACATCTTTGCTCCGTTGGGAACATCAGTTTTGATAAAGAACGCATCAGGATCACTGAATCGCTTGTTCACCATGTAACCAGAAGGGAGCATACCCTGATGATTAATGGAGTTGATGTTGTTATCAGCCGTGTTTGACTGATAGGGGCTGTTCAGAACACGGTCTGCCGTGAACTGGTTGCTCGGGGCAACGTGCAGAGAAACTGCGCCCGCACCGATCAAGATACCTCTATCATCTTTCAACGTCTGAATAGACACCAAAGCAGTTTCTAAAGCAGCTTCAGAAAGATCAACCGTACCCGTGGTACCAATAAGGTTACTTTGAGTACCGTCACCCACCGTGGGGTGGCTGGCGCTGAACATTGGTTGTCCATCTCCACCGCCGTAGGCAGTGTTGAAACCTTGGTTGAACGTCTGAGCAGCTTTCGTCTGCTTCGTACTTGCCATGGAACGCGCAAGCCCTCTGGCACGTAGCTTGGCAAACGTGTCATACAGGTTGTCTTCCATAGCTTCCTCGGTTACTGAGAAGGCCAAAGCTATCGTTTCAGCCGTATAACGTGAGGTGTAACTTTCTTGTGCATTGTCATACTGGACAGCAGCGCCTTCACCCTTGACAGGTGCCTCGCCAAATCCAGTGAAGAGGACTTCTTCTTCAAATGCACGGTCAGAGTTCTCTACTTCATAAAGAACACTGTATTCATCAGCAACTTCTCCGTACTCAATACCGAAGACGGCATTAAGACCCGGCAGAAGCTGTTTGGCAATACTAGCTCTATTAATAGCCATTGTCTAAGCTCCTTTCAGGTTAAGCGCCAGAAGACACACGTGTCAACTGGTGGTGGATAAGTTGAACTTCCGCAATCGGGAAGGCACGTTCTGAAGCGTTGTCAATATCGTTACCGGGGGTATCGAGAAAGTCAACGATGCGGAACATTGCAGCTACGCCACTGGTACGGCTAGCAACGTCTAGGCCAAAACCTGAACGTCCAGTAAAGGTAGAACCCGCACCTCGGGTAACTTCAAAGTTTAGTTCCATGATATCACCAACAGAGGCGCTGGCGTCACATTGGATTTCAAACGTGGCTTGCGGATCATCACAAACAATTGCATAAGCATTGCTTGCCGACGTTCCCGTGGGCCAGTGTTTGCGGAATTTTGGCTCACCGTCTTCCTCGTAGTAGCAACCCATGAACACACCAATTGGGTGATCAGCGGCACCGGAGTCATTACCGACAACAGAGACATAACCACCTCTGACATGGACAAGATCACCCGTGAAGATGTTCCCGGCAGCGCCAGATGCAATACGATAGTTACGAGTCTGCGTGGTGTTGGCACCAGCAGTATAGCGACGAGAAGGAGTGAGACCGTTTAGGGCTTTTGTAGTTGTCATACTACGCTCTCCTTTTTAAAGATGAGTAGAATAAATAGTAGGCGTCTAAGCCTGAAATTGTGGCATTCTACCCTTGGTTACAGTTGAAGTGCTACTGTTTGAAATGGGCATTTTGGAGTTTGAAGCCGACATAAGTTGTTGGTTTACAGCCTCCATAAGGTCGTTAGCTTTTCCTTCGTAATAATCATTTCTGGCAACTGACTTTCCACGGGGCATCTTGGCTAGAGCGACATCCCCCCGTACAACGCAGTTGGTATAGCGTCCGGTATCTAAAACAGTGGCAGAGTGTAACATCTCAGGAACTTCTTCAGGAGTTACAAATACCCATCCCTGCGTCATCTTGTTACCTACATTCTTATAGTCATCTTCACCTTTGAGGGTGATACGCACCCAGCGGAGAACCATGTCTTCATTGGTAAATCTGTCTACAACACCTGTAGGTACATCAAGATAATTTGGTTCTTGATAAGTGTATTCTTTTGCCTCAGTTTCCCTTGTCTGTGTTGTTCTACTACTTGCTTTACTCATCTTTAAACGCTCCTTCTGTTTTTGTTACGCGCACCTGACTCACCCACTGATGGGTACATACTCTCCTGCTGCACGGTCTGCCCGTGCTTTTTCAGCAGCATACTTCTCAAGAGGGATGTTCCACTTCTGAGCTAATCTTACGTCTTCTTGGGTAAGCTTAACTTTTTTAGAAGAGGAGTTGGAGGAAGAACTGCGCGACTGTCCTGCCACCACCTGTTGAGTATTTCTTTGTGCAGGGGCTTCCTGTTGCACTTCTTGGTTAAACTTGTGCGGAAACTCTTGCCTCATTCTAGAATCTACCTCTGCATAAAAACTTTGAGAGGAGGGATCATAACCTTCTTCTTTAAGCTGTGCGTCTATTGTAAGAGCCGCCACAGTCATAATATTATCAGAACCAAACCAATTGTTCTCTGGCTTCTGGCTCCACTCCACTGCTTGTGGATCATAGTCAGTGGTCTGAGCTTGGGCCTGTTCTTGCTGCTGCTGCTCTTGTGCGTACTGTTGCCTCTGTTCTCTTTCTTCCAGAGTTCTTTCGTACTGAGCCAGCTGCGTTCTATTCTGTTCAATATTATTCAGGTCAAGTTGAGACTTGCTTAAAATCTCTTGAGCCTCTAACATTTTTTCTTTATCGCCTGAGTCATAGGCAGATAAATAAGATTGTTTGGCCAGTTCTGTTTGCTTCTGTAGTTGCTGCTCTGTTAAGTCAAAGGTATTCTTTTGCAGGTCTACAGTGTTCTTGTCTCTGCTAGTTACAGTTTGTATCAGAGACTGACGCTCTGCTTCTAACTGTGCAATTTTCTGATCACGTTCTTTCTTCTGCTTTACCAGCTGTCTTATTCTTTTCTCTGCGCCCTTGGTCTCAATACCGTCTAGTTCAGGTAGAGTTTCTTTTGCCTCTACAGCGGGGGCAGGTGCAGGGTCAGCTTCTTTTTCTTCCACCTCTGGAGCAGCGTCTTCAACTTCAAACTCCACTGTTTCTTTTTCTGGGGCAGCTGAAAGATCAACTTCGTTCCAGTCTGTTAGTTCTTCTGCTACGTTTTCTTTAACTTCTGCTTCTTGTTCTTCGCTCATTTACACTTTCTCCATAGTTGCGAAACTAAGATTACGCTTCTTGTCTTAATATTAATACCATGATTAGTTTCCTAATACAAGGGTAGTATCTAAATCTTCTGGATCAGAGATTCTCATCAGGACCTGATCATCAAAGAGAAGAAGGAGCTTTACACCTTTGTAGACAAACTTGGTACCAGATAGTTTCTGGTAGCAGACGTAGTCACCTTCTTTACACCAAGCACCTGCAAGAAATTTATCTTTATCTTCGTAGGCCAGTGTTCCTACTTTAAGAACTCTGCCAACCGTGGTGAGATAGGCAATGTCATCTCTGGCTCTCTCTGGTAAAAGGATTCCTCCTTTTGTTTTTTCTTTGATAGAGGTAGGTCTAACAAGAACATGATAACCGGGAAGGTCTGGAAGAACCTCTGGGTCCGGCACATCATTCTTGGTAATCCACGCATCATTTGTAATAGCCCCGCCTAGTTGAGGATTAATCATAGTTGTCTTCTCTCTCCATTCTATTGTTGACAATACGGTTTAGTTCTGTGGAAGCCCACTCAATTCCTGAGATAGTTCCCACCAACTGCTTATATTGGTTATAGTCTTCTACCTGTCCAGTTGCAAGCAAAATTTTTAGTTTCTCTTGTTGTCCTGAAAAAGCTTCTTTAATCTCCTGAAACATATCCATGATATGCTAATCATACTACCTTTGATCTGGTCATCCTACGCTTTTTTTTAGAAGGTCTTTTCTTAGATTGCTTAGAGGTAGACATGGCAATGGCCACTGCCTGAGACTGTGAGTACCCTTCTCCTTTTAACTTTTTAATATTAGCTGTTATGGCCTTCTTACTTTTACCGGGGGTCAGGGGCATACTAAATAACTTTCGGTGGGTAGGGGTTAGGGTTACTGGCCATTCTTCCACCTGTGGAGCGGCTGGCCACTTGAACTGGGTCATCTCCCATGCTCTTTAGTGCTTGGGCTACATCGTCCATTCTTTCAATAATTCCCGGTCTTCCAAGTTTTTTAGCATTTTTATATTCTTCATTATTTAAAAACTCTTTGGCAGCTTCCTGAAACTTTCCTTTGTTAATAAGTCTTCTGGTCTTTGGACTTGCCTTTGGCGTCAGAGTACCTCTGTAGTAAGACTGGGTCAGTTGCAGTTGTAAGTCTTGAGGGTAGGTGTCAAAGTTGGGATAGGCCTTTTTAATCTCTTTTAGGCGAGTGTCTAGGTCTTCTCTGAGCATTTGATCTGCTTGTTCTACTGTGATTTCAGTATCTTTAGTTATAGGTTTTCCTTTAAGGTCTCTGGTTCTTCCGTACCCAATGGTATAAGGATCACCCTTTACAGGCTTTCTTGCCTTCAGTATAGGCTCTCCTTCGTAGTACTTAATTGTATGAATAAGAGCATCGTCAAAAGAAGGTTCAGAAGCTGGTCCACCGTCTGGCTCTGGTTCTGGATGAGGAGAAACCCTAACCCCTGTTCTAGTAACAGGCTCTTCAATGGCAGGGGGAGCGCCAGTAGAAGGAGAAAAAAGATTACCTAGGTAACTTTTAATTGAGTCCATATCAATCATAGAGCTTTCCTCGTTTGGTTCTTGTACTTGTGGAGTGGCTATTAGTCCTGCAGGAGCAGGGGTAGGGATAGAAGTAGGAAGAGACATAGCAGGTCTCTTAAATCTACTACGCAGAATACCACCGGGGTCTTGTTCTTCCTCTACCTGTTGAACAAACTCTTGTTGTTTCTTTGTCAGGGGGCGTCTTTCTAAGTAACTTGGCAGGTTACCTATCAATTGTCTCTGAGTTATCGGTGAATCTACCATACTTCTACCCTTTCTGTGCCATGGCCAGCAGAGACTTCATGGCAGTGTCCGCTGCCTTGATCTCACTGTTGTCTTCTGCCTTGTCACGCTCCAGTTCTAGCTTGGCAGCACTTTCCAGAGCCTTCAGGTTGTCCCTGCGTTCCTCTGTTTCCATCTTGCCCACGTTTAGAACCAGATCGTTCATGTTTTCTTTCTCTCTAAGGTTCATGTCACGCTGTTTCAGAGCAATTTCTGCAGAATCCTTCAGGGTTTCGGCCTGTGCCTTCTCTCTGTCAAACTCCAGACGCTCTTTCTCCAGTAGGAGCATCTGTTGCTCTGGACTTTGGGCCACGCCCATGGCAGCGTTGGCGTTTGCCACCTCTTCTGCGGCCTGTGCCATGACCATCTCGGTGGTTTTGGGGTCACTGGCCACTCCAGAGGCTTCTACCATGCCCAGAACCTGCTCTTGGTACTTCATAATCATGTGATCTCGGATATTTGCGTTGATTATGGGTACAATCTGCTTCATCATGGGGTTTGCCCCGGTGGCAGGGTCCTTCAGGAAGGAAGTTTTAAACTGAATGTGCGCTTCGTGGTTCTGCCCCGGGAAAGCAGCTATGGGGAGGCCCTTGGTGGCGGCTATGATGTCTGCCAGAGGGTCTCTTGGCTCTGGTTTTTGGTCCGGTGGGAGGATTTCGTCTAGGTTTGGGAAGTTTGCAGCGGTTAGGACCTCTCTGTAGAGGGCTGGCATGTTAAAAGTACCGGGAGGAGTCTGGCTGGCAAGCTGAATTGCCAGTTGTCCCAGTGCCATACGGTGTGCAGAGGAGGGAATGTTGGGGTCAGAGACAGGAATAATGTCAATTCTCCCGTCAAAGTCCTGTTTGAACACCTCTTGGTCTCCTCCCACCACCTCGTAGGGGTAGGCAGGGGGTAGATAGTCATAGTTTATCTGGGCCAAGACTGCAAATTCGTCCTTCTGTGCCTTGTGAAGGCGCTTGTGAATGGCAGAGAAGAACTTTGAAGAGGCTTCCAGTAGGGCCATGGTGGTTCCCACGGGTCCAGAGTTCTTGGAATCTGCAATCACCTGCTCTGTGGAGTCTGCAAACTTCTGTCCTGCGCCTATGACAAACTGCATCATGCCCATCAGGGTCTGCGAAGGCTCTTTATAGGGGAGAGTTACAATGGCCTTGTTCAGGTCAATGCCCGTGCTCTCCACTTCCTTGAACTCACCGGGGGCAATTGGTTCATTGTCTCCCACCAGTCTGACGCCTCTGGCCTTGAAACCACCGGGGAGGTTGGCAAACTGTCCTGCGTCTATCAGAGATCGCATGGCAGTGGTGGCTGTCATGGTCAGGTTACCTAGGAAGTGAATAAGACCAAGACCATAAAAACCAAACCCCGGTACATACTTGTAGTGGATAAAGTGAAGTTTCTTTTCTTTCTTGGGGTCACCTTCTTTGTAGTTTCTTCTGATGCAGAGGACCTTCTTGCTCTTCTCCTCTATGGTTACAATGTAAGGGTGAGCTATACCGTCTGGGTCAGAATAGGGTTCTGGAAGGTCTAGGTAGCAGTGCTGCTCTAGGAGAACGTACTGGGGGTCTTCTAGGTCCATGCCAGAGGAGGTGATGCCCATGATCTCGTCCATCTTCTGGGACATCTCTGGTAGATCAGGAGCAGAAGGCTTGGAGAGTTCAACGTCACGGTACATGCCAGAGACAACGTCTTTCCTGAAATCATTCTCTGAGCGGAAGATAAGGTGAGTGTACCTGCTGGCTGTTCTAAGGTCCTTGGCATTGTAGGAGACATAGAAGTGGTCCACGGGAACTAGCTCTGACACTGGTCTTTCCAGTAGCTGGTCGTAGTAGATTTTCTTAAAGGCAGACCCCATCACAGGGAGGTGAAAGAGTAGTCTCTCCTGTTCTTCAAAGTATTCTGGCATCTGCTCTGTCAGCTGGTAGTTCATAAAGTTCTTGACACGTTGAGCTTGCTTCTCGCGCTCAATGGTGGAGGAGCCTATGATCTGGGACTTTACAGGTCCACCAGCGGGGAAGAGTTCCTGAGATGCTTTGCTCTGGAACTTGACCACTGACTCTATCAGGAGCGGGTGAACAGCTGTACAGGCACCGTCAAAGGGTTCTGTGGTTTCTTCTAGCTTGAGACCAAGGAGATCAAAGCCACGCTCAAAGATTTGTTCCCATTCTTCTCTGGACTCCTTGTCACTTTCGTAGGAGTCTAGGACCGTGTTCCCTATGTCATCTAGATCATCTTCCTCTAGGTACTCTGCTAGGTTTTCAAAGTGAGACCCCATGGGACCAGAGATCATCATCTCTTCTATCTCTCCGAACTCTACCTCTACGCCCCCGTCTTCTGTGGGCATAAAGTTGACGATGTTCTCCTCTAGCATCTCTGCCTCTATGGAGGGAGTATCTCCTCTTACGTCAAAGTTAGAGGTGGGCATTTCTTGCTGGAGTTCTGGCTCCATCATCAAGAGCGGGTTACGTTCAACTGCCATGGTCTAGACCTTTTTCCTTCCGGGTTTCTTCTTTGATACTATCTTCTTTCCCTTCCCTATGGTAGAGGTTTTTATTCTTTTCTTACCACCTCTGAGTTCTCTGGGAATGCTTGCTCTGGATATTGTCATCAGTATACCCTATATTGCCTTGGGCGCATAATTATTGTAAGGGTCCCGTTCTATGACAGAACCTCCTCTTTTTCTTTGTACCTCTATTACTTCCTCTTCCTCTTCCTCAGTGCCTAGGATAGCTCTAGCTGCTCTGGTGGGTGCTCCTATTCCAAAGTCTTTTACTAGTCTTGAATAGTCTTTATGACTTGGCTTCAGGTTAGCCACTGTCAGTGCTCTGAGATACTGCTCTCTTGAGCCAAACCCTTCAGGAACCTTTTCAGCTATATCTACATTTAGGTCTTTTAGAATACTTTCATATTTTTTGGTGGCTTTGTCAACAGCTTTTGTTTTACTAGTGCTTAACTTATTTTTAGCAGCTTTTTGTGTAGCACTAGTTGCACCTGTTTTATTCTTTACAAGTTCATATACCAAAGGTGTAGATACATTCATATAACGATCTCCACCGGGAAGTTTTAGATTAAACAGATCATGCTCATCATTTACAATGCTAACTACTTTCCCCTTTTTATCAATTGAAGTTACAACACCTACACCGCCCATTTCATAAGCATCAGTTTTAGCTGATCCTTTGATAATAGCTGCTCTTCCTTTAAGAACCTCTTCAGGGTTTAGAACTCTAACTCCTGCTTCTTGTAGTTTATCTAGAAATTTTTTATCTGAGGTAAAAGTTTTACCGGAGAACACAGAATTTTTAATACCTGTTAAATTAAGATCAGTTACTCCTTTTTCTGCTGTGGTACTTCTGTAGGCCATACCTTTCATACCGGGGTCTATGTTTCCTGCTGAACCAGTATTTGCTCTTCTGATGTTCATTTGATAGGGTTTGGTAGGGTCCATACGCTGCATTTTTTTAACTTGGTCAAACATAGCCACCATGTCCTTTTTATCTACATCTGCTACGTCTCCCACTTCCTTAATATAATCATCTACATTAAATTGTTTAAAAGTTCTAACGTGGTCTACTTTATCTATATTATCTAAAATACTTTTTAGTCCAGTGGCTCTTTCTTCTGTGGGTCCAAAGTATTGATTGGTAAAAGACCTTGATTGATTTAATTGACCCATGGCTTGTTTAGTTGCTTGAGAAGCTGTCCTTCTTAGTTTAGAAGCTTCTTTTTCAAGTCTTTTAATTTCAGCTAAATCTTCATTAGATGGGTACTTACCATCTTCAAATTGACGAAGTTCTTTTTGACGTGCTTCTAGGGCATCAATTTTAGGAGTAACCTCCTCGGATACCTTAATTGCTTTATCAGCTGCCCTCTGATCTGCCACAGAAATATTAAACTCATCTTGTAACGCCCTACTTGAAGGATCATAACGTGCCTTTCCTATGTTGATTATATCTTGTGGTATTGTCTTTGCAACAGTTGCTGCTTGTGCTGCAGGATTAGTAGCTGCATAAAAACCCGGTATTTCATTTTGAACATTGGCCATAACTTTTTGTGCAGTTCTGGTGACTCCCCCTGAAGGAACAAAAGGTATAAGACCCGCTGCCATCAGACCAGCGTTGACTAGACTAGGGTCTTCAATAAGAGCAGCTGTGTCTGCTACTCCTCCTACTACATCTCCTAGTAAGGGAACAGGAGCAGTGTAAAGAGCAGCTTTATCAAGAGGAGACATATTGTCGTGTACTTCTTGTATGGTCCTTCCTATGTCTTTAGCAATAACAGGGGCTAAAGATGTTTCACCTTCTCTTCTGATGCGTTCAGCAAGAAGTTCCTGCTTCTCTACCAAGCTTAAAGATTCTTCTTGATTTGGGAGTGAAGCTAGTCCACCTTTCTCGGCCACTTTATTCTCCTAGTTCCAGTTCCAGTAGGTTCTCTTCTTGGGTTTATTTTCGTCTTCCTCGTAGGAGGGATCATCAGGGTGCGTAAGGTGCCAAGATTCCTTCAGGTAGTGTATGGCCATTGCCATGGCGTCTACTTGGTCATCGTGTCTGGCATAGGGAAACTGTATGGCCTCTGCAAATAGGTCCTCGGCCCAGTCCTTCCCTCGGGGGAGCCAGACTCTTTCAGATTCTAGTATAGGCGTAATTGCGTGTACCCTTGCTACTTTATCACGGTCTGGGAGGTAATCCAACACAGGGAGACCTGCCCTACGCATATCTTGTATCAGGCTCTGCCCAGAGGCTTTCTTTTCTATGATACAAATGTCAGGTTGGTAGGAGTCGTAGAGGTCTTGCGCTGTTCTTCTTAGCTCTGGGTATTCCAGTCTTTCTCTGACGTTGCCCAGTAGGATTATGTTAGGGGCCATGTACTCTCTCCCGGCTAGATCAGTGGTGAGGTACTCAAAGATGCCCCATGTCTGGATCACAGAGTAGTCAGCGGTGCTCCGGGTGGAGAAGGCAGTGTCATAGGTTTGAATGATAAGGTCACACTCTGGTGGGTCTTCCAGTTCCCAGTTCTGGAACCAGTGGGCCTTGATGGCAGACCCCTCGTCAGGTGTGGGGTTCTGCATATACAGGGCTTGCCAGTACTTGCCCCCGTTGTTGGCCCTGATCTCTGCCTCGTCTAGTCGGAGGAGTTCGTCAGGTTTCCACTCCGGGAAGTAGGAGGAACCCTCTGGCAGGTTTAGCAGGTCTGCTGAGTCCTCGTCTAGCCACGCTGGGATAGAGATAACATCCCACGGGATTGTGTCCTCTGTCTCATTGTT